TGTCTTTGTTCTTCTTCATCTTCTATAGGCACAAACCTCATCGGTTCAAAATTCATCGGCTCATAACTTGGTGTCTGAGCAGGACACAGAATCATATTTCCGTCTGGATCGTTATTTATTAGAGCATCATTTTCACCGCTACGCCTTGCTTTAACACAAGGCATCTCAATCACTGGGAATCCTATAGGAACATTTATTGGTACGTTTGGAGGATTAACAACAGGAACATTAATCACATAAGTATTAACAGGTGTAATCCCAATAGGGTCTATCTTAATTTTCGGAATCAATAGACTGTCTTAGTTTGCCGTAATAATGCAAATGCTTTTTACCATGTTCTATTAGCCACTGGTTTACAGCGTAAGCAGTTACAGAAGATAAGGTTTCTCCTTTTGCTACAGCTATCTTTTTTAGACAAACATGATCAAAAGTTGTTAAGGGTGTAAATGTTACCCTTCCTTCATTACTTTTCACTATTAAAACGCTCTAAAAGGAACGTCTATAGCTTTCTTCTCTTCGTTCTTTTGCTGTGCAGGACTCAACGCTCCAGTAGGAAGAGCAGGACCAGATAAACCAGGCAACTTAACAGCACCCATTACCTTTTCCATTGCCTTGTCTTGAAGCATCTTCTGGTTATCTTCGTTAGTTATCCATAAATAACCAAAGACAGTTCCCCCAGTAAGACCAGCCACTAGGAGGAAAGAAATAACACTAATAATGTTTAGGATTTTTTGCACTTAAACCTCATTGTCAGATGTTTCAGAATCAGACTCTGTTTCAGGTGCAGATTCTACTTGTGTTAAAGAATTAGCAAATTGTAATCCACCTTCAATCATTGCAATCTTTTGTGTGGCATCAGCTACTACAGACTGGGCTTGACCTAAACGGTCTCTCTGAGCTTTTAATTCTTCTTGCCATTGAAGAGATTGTTTCTGAACTGATTCAGGAGATAAGGCCATAATTAATATTTAGACTTCCCAAGTGTAACTGCTGCATCTTGAGCAGTAAAGTCTTCTGATGTCCAAATAGAGGTTGTTTCGTCCTCTTTTTTATAAGCCTTGATGATTTCCAGATGATCAACATTCCTTTTGAGGGTTGCTTTGTCCTCATCAGTAATTGTTGATTGAGCAGCAATAGAATTGATAAGAGTGACGGAATCACCAGCAGCAGAGAAAATCCTTGCAACTTCTTCCGTAGAACGTTCAGCCATTGTTTTACCTAAATTAGAAAGAGTTTGTTGTATTAGTCCAAGTATCAGTAGCAAGAATAGTTAATATCTCACTATGAGTGTATGGACCTTCTGTACTAGAAATACTAGATACAAAAGATGGAGTGTCACCATCCCATTTTACAAAAGTTTTTGACTTATCCACTGATTTACGAAGACCGTTTTCAGTTTCTTTGACTTTTGAAAAATCTACCTTAGATAATTCGGTTACTGGAAAAATAACCCAACGTCTATTTTCAAATCTTGCCATAGCTAATTAAAGTCCAAAGGTTGATTTAGTTGCATTATAGTTTTCGGTAACTTGAGTAGACGTTAAACCTGTTCCTTTGTATATACGAACTTGAGAAATACCTCCATCAAATTCATTAACTGATGCTGCTGAATCACCCATTGCTCCAATCGTCATACCATCTACTGTGTTGCTATAAACTGATCCTGTATAAGATGCAGTACCAGCAGAAGAATTATTAATATAAAAGGTCAAAGTATTACTGATTCTTGTAAAAACAACATGATTCCATGAATTAAGAGTAAGCGTTCCAGTAATTTCAGTCCTTGTAGCAAATGCTCCATCAGGAGAAACAGCAGCTCTTACTGAACCATCAAAAGTTCCAGCAGTTCCACCAGTATTACCAAAAATTGTCCATGACCTTCTACCATCTGGATAGTTCCATAATGCAATTATTGCTGGATCAACTTGCGATGAATTAGTCGGTTTGCACCAAACTTCTACTGTGAAATCACCTGAACCAAAATCAAAGTCACTACTATGTTCTGTTACAGCATAATCATCAGTCCCATCAAAATCTAATATACCTCCATCAGATGAGCTGTAAGTAGCACCGCTTATTGTTGCATCAGTACCAAAAGGGTTAATTACGCTTGCTGTTGGATCTCCATTAGTTGTAGGTGTGTTAGGTAAAACTGTCCCTCCTATCACACTTGAATTGTTGCAACATAAAAGTTTGGTGTTAGTTATGTTTGTCAATGTTTCAGTAGGTGCGCTAAATGCTGATGTGTAAACTGCTGTTCCTTTTACAACTCGAAAATTAGAAATCAAACCATTCATATTGTTTGCACCTGTAGCTCCTGATCCAATTCTTAATGTGTTATTTGTGAAGTCGGTTGAAGTTGTATAAGAATCACCGCTTTGAACTCCATTGATATAAAGCTTTATCGTTCCTGAATTTTTAACTGCTGCAAAGTGATACCATTGATCGGCAGACAGAGCAACACCCTCATCACATATCCATCCTCCTGCTGTATATAGTCCTAATTTTCCACTTGTTTCATTAATAAAAGCAGCAAAACCATTAGTTGTAGACCCTGTAGTGGATCTACAATCAAACAAGCAAGGATAACCACTAGCACTATCATATTTAAACCAACCTTCGACAGTAAAGTCACCAGTACTTAGTTGAAGATCAGAAGATGCTGAGAATGTTAAGTAATCATCAGTTCCATCAAAACTAACTGATCTTTTATTTCCGAAAGGGTTACTTATACTTACTGTTGGGCTACTATGTGCCGTTATTGTTCCAGGGGTTACGGTTGATCCTGTAGTAGTTGACTTATTACAACATAAAAGTTTGGTGTTAGTTATGTTTGTTAATGGATCAATTGATGGGGTAAATGCTGATGTATAAACTGCTGTTCCTTTGACAACACGTACATTACTAATTTTCCCATCAAAAACATTGTTTATATCATCAGTAGCACCTTGGCCTCCTACCATAATCCCGTCTGAAGTATTGTTATAAACAGACCCTGTAAAAGTTTCACTCTCTGCTAACGAACCATTAATAAAAAGATATATGGTATTACTACTTCTAGTGAAAGCCACATGATTCCATTCATTCTGATTTACACTTCCTTCAACCTCTTTTCTTGAATTCCATTCACCATCAGGGCTGACCATACCTCTTATTGTCGAAGATTCTCCTGTTCCAGAAATTGACCATGATCTTTTTCCGTCATTGTAATTCCATATCGAAACGACACTTAAATTAGATGAACTGCTTGATTCTGGATAAATCCACGCTTCTACCGTAAAAGCACCTGAACCAAAATCAAAATCTGAAGAAGATGCAGTAGTTAAAACATCATCCGAACCATCAAACTCGACAGACCTTGCAGTATTTCCAGTTATCAAATCAATCCAAGTAGCACCACTACCTATATAAGAATCAGAATCACCTGCGTCTAAATGTAATTTTAAATTAGTAGAAACTAGACTGGTGATAAAACCTTTCCAAGCACTAGATATATTAGGGCCAATAGCGGAACCTGTTTTCCAAGTTCCACCTACATTGACGTAATAATTAGTGGCGGTTTTCCATGTTCCGCCAACATTTACATGAACAGTATTAGTCATAATTTAGGCAGTGTATTTGATCCAAATGTCACCGTCACTTCCGCCTGAAGGTGAAGAAGTAGACGTTGTTATTTTACGGACACCAGCAGTTCCAGAAGCAGTAGAAGCAACACCAGAGAATTGACCACTATCGTTTATTTCAAAACTATTTAATCCAGGGATTCTAAACTTGGTAATATCTGTATCACCAAGAGTTATTTCATTAGATGCAGTTGCTGAACTTGCAGCAGCAGCTTTACCTATAACTATATTATTACCGCCAGTTGTAATTGCATCTCCAGCTTGGTATCCCAAGCAAACATTGTTTGTACCTGTACTAATTCCAGCACCAGAATCATTACCTAATGTAGTGTTATACGCTCCAGTAGTTATTAATTTTGAACTGTTATTACCTGTTGCACAATTATGAGCACCCGTAGTGATTGCATGTAAAGCTTTCCTACCAAAGGCTGTAGTACCATAAGATGTCCCAGTACCAGAACCTTTAGCAGATTCAAAACCTACTGCTGTTTTATAACTATCATTTCCAGAATACCCAGCTTGATAACCCACAGAAGTGTTTTCTGTTCCAGTTGTATTTACACCACCAAGAGCTTGATAACCTATAGCAGTGTTATTACTTCCCGAAGTAATATAACGTCCAGCTCTATATCCCACAATAGTTGAATTGGAAAGTGAAGTGGCATCTTCAGCAGCTTTCTCACCTATAACCACGTTATAACTACCCGTCGTACTTCCACTTACACCGTTGTAAGCTTTATATCCTAAAGCTGTATTACTATTACCTGTTGCATACTCAGCAGCCAAATTACCAATCGCTGTATTTTGTCCGTTGGTAGTGCAGCTATATAAAGCTTTGTATCCATAGCAGGCGTTCCAACTTGCCGTTGTCATTGAATACGCAGCTTCATGTCCTACTGCTGTTAGTCGTTCAGTAGTCGTGCCAGAATATCCAGCTTGATAACCAACAGTTGTATTGGGTTCAATGCTTGTTCCATTGTGGGAATAACTAGCTCTATAACCTATAGCTGTTTGATTACTTATAGTTTCGTTTTCTTTTAATGCCTCTGTCCCTATAGCCGTACATTTTTCGGCATCAGTACCAGAATATCCAGCTTGATACCCTACTCCAACATTATAATCTTGTCTCGCTTTGTTTAAAGCTTGCACACCAACAGCAGTACAATAATCCCCGTCCGCCCATTGCATAGTTAGAGCTCCTAATGCCGTAGTACTGTGCATAGAATCAGAACGGTTCATTAAAACTCCAGAACCTAATGCTGTTACATAGTTATGGTCAGTACCAGTTCTTGCTGCATACGAACCAATAATTGTGTTATCAGTTCCAGCCGTGTGAGCTTTAGCTGCTTGTATGCCTATCGCTATTTGAGAGCTAGTTGTTGCATTATCTTTTAAAGCTTCATGTCCAATCGCTACTGAGTTACTACCTGTAGTGTTAGTTTTTAATGATTCATATCCAATAGCAATTCCATTAGATCCAGTAGTGTTGTTCATAGCCGCACTGCGACCAAGAAATACTCCTTGTGTACCAGTAGTGTTATCTTCGCCAGCGTTGTTCCCTACCGCAACATTGCTCCAAGCTTCATTTACTAATAAAGTTGCATAACCTATACCAACATTTTGATGACCATTACCATTATTTTGACCTGCTTGATAACCAACAAAAGTATTTAAGTAAGTTCCAGAATTGGTATTAGATCCAGCATATGAACCAACAAAAGTGTTTTTTGTTCCATCGGTAATATCCGTTCCAGCATCATACCCAAAAAACGTATTGTCAGTAGTACTATTTGCACCATCAATACTGTCTCCAGCATTAGTACCGCCTAAAGTATTTCTATAAGCATCAGAACTAAGTCCTCCACCACCACCAGCAGCAGCTTCCCATCCTGCGTCACCATTAGCATCTACTGTTAATACATAGTTATCAGTAGCCGTACTATCTTTGATTGAGAAATTCAGACCTGGGATTCTGAACTTGGTGGTAGAAGAGTTACCTAAAGTTATTTCGTTATCTACACCAGCAGCACTGGCATTGGTAAAGTTTCCAATGCAGATATTATTACTACCTGTTGTTAAGTTATCTCCTGCTCCTACTCCAATCCCTACGTTAGTAGTACCCGAGGTTACTTCTTTTAAAGCTTGATAACCAACCGCAGTATTTCTCAAGCCAGTTGTGTTATTTAGGGCTTCATAACCTACTGCTACACAAGCATCTGCCGTTGTAATAGCACTTAAGGATTTACCTCCAAGGGCTACATGGTTTGAACCTGTAGTTATAGCGTCACCAGCTCCAGTACCAACTGTTGTATTGTTAGAAGCTGTTGTAGAAGATTTTAAAGCTTCAACTCCTACTGCTACATTACTAGACCCAGTATTGTTTGCGTTTAAAGCTTCCTTACCCAATGAGGAATTTTTAGATCCTGTTGTTGCGTTACCAGCAGACCATCCTACACCTGTATTTTCTGAACCAGTCGTAATTGAAGATCCATCCCCAACATATACGTTGTAGTTACCACTAGCATTATTAAGTGCTGCATAACCAATTCCAATATTTGCACCGCTAGTGGCATTTCTCATTGCCCCATAACCAAAAGCAGTAGCAAAATTCTGGGTCGTTATGCTCCGTAAAGCTCCTCTACCAAAGGCTGCGTTATACGTGCCTGATGTAAGTGATTTACCAGCTTCATATCCTACTGCGGTGTTTCCAGTTGAACCATCATCTGCCGCTAAAGCATCCGTTCCAATACCTATAGCCTCGCCAGAATTTAAAGTTTTAGCATCTGATAAATCATTCAAGGCAGAAGCACCACCACCAGCAGCAGCCTCCCAGCCTGCATCTCCATTAGCGTCAACGGTTAAGACGTAGTTATCTGTTGCCGTTGAGTCTTTGATTGAGAAGTTAATACCTGGAATTCTGAACTTATCAGTAGAAGTATTACCTAAAGTTATTTCGTTCGATACTGTTTTTGAACTAGATGTTGCCTCATCTCCTATTAATATATTATTCGAGCCAGTTGTTAAACCTGTACCTCCATCCTTAGCACCACTTTCATATCCAAGAATGACATTATTCGATCCAGTAGTAACAAATTTTCCAGCATCCGTACCAAAACAAGAATTATTCTCTGCTGTAGTTAAACCAGCCGCAGAGTTATATCCTACGGTTGTATTTCGCAATCCACTGCTTTCAGCATTAACTTGAGAGTTACCACCAATAGCAACAGCAAGACCTACACCAGTACTATTTTTTAAAGCAGAATGACCTATAGCTACTGTATTAGAACCCGTAGTATTTTCCTTTAAAGCGTCATAACCAATCGCAATATTATTTTCGCCCGTAGTCGTATCCTCTCCTGCTTTATAACCAAAGAAAGTATTATCTAATTCGCTACTACCTGTGAAACTATTACCAGCATTTGTGCCGCCTATAGTATTTAATTGAGCATCTGACGCAATAGCTCCACCGCCACCGCCAATCTCCTTAACCGTTCCAGAATCATTTATATACAGCTTCTTAGCCGAAGTATCTATCGCAACTTCGCCATCAGAAATATTGCTTGTTGATGGAGTACTCGTTCCTCTCTTTAATTTGATTGTGTTAGCCATTTTACTTTTAAATTAGGTGAGCAGAAAGGGATTTAATATGTGCCACCATCTATATCAAACCCTGAAACTGAACCATTCTCTAAGAACGTAACCAAATCAGATAAAGCAACTTGAACCATTGTACCTGCATCATTAATAACCATGCGATCAGCAGCAGCGAGTGTTGTTGAAGTAGCTGACGTTCCACCGTCAATAATATTTAATTCAGAAGTTGTAACCGTTGCCCCATCAAGGATTTCAATCTCTGTTGAAGTAAGAGCAGCTAAAGCCGCAGCGCCTCCTGATTGACAACTTGATAAAGAAGTAAGATCGGAATCAAATGCCTGAATATTTGTACCGATCACCAAGCCAAGATTTGTCCTAGCTCCTGAAGCTAAAGTACTTCCAGTACCACCATCACTTACTGCAAGCGTTCCAGTGATTGAACTTGCGCCTAAATCAACTGCGAGTTCTGTCGATTCAATTACACAACCACCATTCGCCTTAAGGTCAAGGCTTAATTCATTACCAGATTTATCAAGGCCATTACCAGCAGTAACACTTGCCACTCCAGAAAACTGAGTAAAGGCAAGATTATTCGTCCCTGTAACTGCACTTCCCTTATTAGAAGAGCAAACAAAACCTACATCTGAGTAAGTTGAGCCTTGCTCTACAAAGGCAAAAGCACCAGCAGCATCACTGCCTGTAGCCATATCATCAGCTCTTGCCCATGATCCAGCCTTACAAAGGTAAATACCATTTTGACTTGCAGTACTCTGATCTTTTACAAGTACTCTTTCATCTGCACTAATAGCAACTCCATCAATCGTTTGAGTACCTGATAACGTGATATTTGCTGTCGTTGCAACTTTTACAGATTGTTTAACGTCTAATCCTTCGCTAGTGCTATCAACGTAACCTTTAGTAGCAAAATGAGCGTCAGCAGTTGGAGTAACACCTGAAACAACAGCCGTAGCTGCTGCCATCTGATCTAATCTACTTGTCCTTACCTGTGTATCAAAATCACTAACCTTTGATGCTGTTAGCGTTGGAATATCAGCAACAACAAGTGACCTAAATGTTGGAGCTGCATCACTTCCTGTTGTTGGACCACTAAGAATTGTATTTGCTGTTCTTGTATCTGTCTTGTTAAAGAACGCTCCAGATCCTCCAACTGTAATTATTGAGCTTGCTTCTCCTGATCCATTGTCCCCATAACCGTAATACAGTTTCAAATCACCTGTATTTTCATTAAAAGCTAATTCTGAAGGAGCTAATGATGATGGAGCACCAGTTGATCCTGATGACGCTCTTTTCTTTATCCGAATTGTGTTAGCCATGGTTAAAAGGAACCTCCAAAGACCAGAGTGCTAGTTGTCCAAGTTGCGTCAGCCTTGTATTTGCCGGATGACGAGTCATAATAAATGACACTTTTATTTATCTTACCTGAATCTTCTATATCAATACTAGCTGGTCCAGTAGGCCCAATAGCACCTTGCGGTCCTTGGGTTGCGACTGTAACTGTTGTAGCATCACCTTCTTGAACGGTGATTGTATTTTTATTAGTGGTGACGTTAACTGAAGTCATGCTGTGTAACCTTCATCCATATAAATTGTACCCTCAACCCAATATTCTTTATCACCAGATCCATTAGTCAATAAAATATCGTACTTGTATTCATTAGAGCTAAAACCACTTGTCTGGGTATCAGTTACTTTCCAAGTAAACAAACCACCTGTTGTATTAGTAACTGTAATAGTTGCGTCTGCTGCTTTACTGGTACGACTAGAATCCCAAACTTGCGAAGCTAACGTGTATCCAGTTAGGTTAACAGCAGCATTATTTGAATCTTTTAGTTCAAAATTAACAGCATGATCCGATCTCCTTTGGATCGTCATGTCATACGTTCCAGGTGCTATTGCCATAGGACTAACGCTTTCTTAACAGTGTAAATCAAATTACATAAATTTTGCATTGTCCATGACCTCCTGCTCCATACGGACTTCCATTGTTAGCTCGACCACCGCCACCACCACCGGGGACTGATCCAGTTGAAGTTGTTCCATCTCCTCCTGCTCCGCTAGTGCCAGTTCCTTCACCACCTCTTCCTCCTCTTCCTCCCATTACGCTATAAGCTCCTGAACTTTGATTACCATTTGCACCACCAGCACCACCGAAAATAGCAGCATCCCCATGATCTGACGTAACGTTATGTTGACCCCCCTGACCTCCTGCAAATCCTCCTATTGTTGGATTGCTGGGATCAGCGTAACCTAAATCATAAATCTGTCCTCCATATCCTCCTCTACCTGTTTCAAGACCTCCTTCTCCTCCATTAGCTTTTAAATAATAACTATCGCTAGTTGATCCAAAGGTGCTATTTCCTCCTGCTACACCAGGATCATCATTACTGCTTTGATAGCCACCAGCACCAATAGTGATTGAAACAGTTGAACCTAACTGTGAAAGAGGGAAAATTCCAAAACAACAACCACCACCGCCGCCGCCAGAATCACCAGCACCAGCGTCATTCGTTGCACCTGAACCGCCTCCACCCCAAATAAAGATAAAAGCTAAATTACCTGTTGTTGGTTTTGTCCAAGTCTGTGTACTTCCTGTGTAATCGAATGTATAAGAATTAAAAACTGAACTTAAAGCCCAAGACAAAGCACTTCCATCTGTAGTAAGACTCTTTCCCGAATTACCTCCTTGGCTTGGTAATAATGCTGCTATTGCTGCGGCTGCTGTTATTTGCCCTGTTCCACCATTAGCAATAGCTGTTAATCCTTTAGAAGCATATTCTGTTGCACTTAACGATCCAACATCAATCCAAGAAGTATTTCCAGCGTTTCTAATTTTTAAAACAGCAGGATCAGAAGAAGTATCAAGCCACTGCATAAAAGCAGCTTTAGTTGATGGCTCACTGTTTCCACTATTTAAAGTTTGAAGAGCTTCAAGGTTGTCATTAATATCAATCCTTGCTTGTGGGAAGGTTACATTTTCTAAACGTTCTGAATTAGATCCTCCCGTTGGGTTTGCTTGTGGCATTAGATGGCCCTCCCGAATCCTGTCACAGTGTACATAAATGCTGTATCTACATTACTCCCATTATTGAATGTTGCGGTAAATCCTGTACGACTCAAACTAGAAACACTTACAAATAAATTTGAACTAGAAGAATTAGGAGTGATTTGAACTTGTGGAGTATCATAAAAAGCTTTTTCAAATGTCACGTTATAAACCCCTGTTGAGGCAGAAGTGTTAGCAGCAACAGAAGCACTATCAGTTCTTTGTAACAAATCTAAGGTTGCACCTAAGTCACTAATTGTTACTTTTGCATCTGTGTTATTTGAAGTAATTACAGCTTTAACCTGAAGACCTCTTGCTCTAATAATTGCAGCTTCAAATTCTGCCCAATTGCCCCATGTAGGTGAAGAACTTGGGTCATCAGGCGTTGTCCTTACATATAAATCTACATTAGCTTCATCAATAACCGTTCCATCCATTTTTCCTGAAGCCGCATCAAATAAACCAGTTCTCGAATCCCATGCCGTACCTGTTGCCGCAATTGAATTACTAATAACTTCTTTTCTTAATACTGCGTCGTATTGAACTCCAGAGTGTCCAAAATCAAAAGTTGTTGCAAACGTATATTCTCCTTCTTCATCTCCATCTACATAAAAAGGATCATGGTATCCCGAAGAAACATAAGGATTAGGAGTTAAAACTAAATTATTACCTGACTTAGCTAAACCACTATTGACTTTATCTCCACTAAAAGCAGTCTCTTCACTCCATGTTTTGATGTTTAATCGTCTTGTTGTCTCAGGTAATGTCGTAACAAATGAAGCAGGATTTGTTGATTTATTTCCTAGATAATCTTGTGCTTTAATAAAATACGTTCCGGCTAACAAAGGAACTTGTTTTTGAGTCGAAGCACCAGAGACACCATCAACAATTTTATTACTTGTTAACCAACTAGCTCCTGATGTTCTAGGGTCATGTCTTATAGCAATTCGACCACCTAATTTAACATCTAATTGTGCAACTTCTTTCCAAGATAAAACCGCCAAAGTTTCAGATATTGGAACCATTGACAGCCCAGTAATATCGTCTGGATTACCTTGCAATCCTTTAACGTCATATTCACCGATTGCAGGTGTACTAAATAATATTCCACTAGAACTAATACTTGAAACTTGTATTGCATACGTTCCAACCTTTACATCCATCAAATCTATCGTTGTATTATTTACAATTTCAGTCGTAAAATTATCATCTTCATGTCTCCACTTAACTCTATAACGATCTGAACCTGAAACACCTGCCCAGTGAAATGTAATCTTTATAGCAATCTTGCCGTTTAATTCATACTGAAGTTCTTTGGTTGTGGTTCCGTCATACCGTGGAACATCTAAAATTTGAACGTTTGTAGGTGCGGCAGGAATAACATTTAAGTTTGTAGTGTCTCTTGCTTCTAAAGCAATTCCTTGTTCAATATGTGCATACTTACTTTCATTATGTGAAATAGCCTCAACTGTATATAAAAAATCACTTTCCTCTTTAATTCCTATTACTCGCCATAAAGAAGTTAATAAATCTGAACTTTCTACGACCCATATACTATTAGCTTCTGGTATTGCTTGGAAATCACTTCCAACTGTTATTGTTCCACCTCCTGTCGTATAATTTATATCCCAATAATTACCATTACAATAACTACCAATACTTGTAATTGTATGTCCAGAATCAATTGTTCCGTCAGGCAAAATAACACTTAAAGATGGAGAATTATCTAGGTTTACATTACTTACTTCCCCACCATCATCAATGTTTATTGAATTAATTGTAGCCGAACTAATCCGTCCTGCTCTTCTTGAACCTGCTTTTACAGGATCGGCAACTGAAATAATTTGCCCAGGTTTTAATAATTGAGCAGTAACTAAACTGGAAGTAAAGGCAATAACTTCACTATTGTTTTCTTCATACAAAAGCCACTTCCCTAATCTATTAGCTTGCGCTCTGCTGGTACAGGCAAAAGCAGTAACGCTCCTTTTCACAACTCCCCTCTTCGCAATTGCAGCCGTATCTTTTACAACTTCATAAGCCCTATCTTTTAACACTAAATCTAAGTAAGCAACCACAACAACTGTTGGTTTGTTTTTATTGCTTGCATTGGTATAAGAAAACCCTTCTTCGGTTACATTACTTTGATTAAAGTTATAAACAGGATCAGAAGGTGAGTCTTGGGCAATAGTTAAACTTCCGTCTTCCCAAAAGCCTTGACTTCTCATTACAGATAGGAGTTGATTAACTACGTTGTAAGCTTCATCTGTAGAATTAATTGTTGCGTTACAACTAAATCTTGCCTCATTTGTTGTGGCACCATCCAAAGTATATGCAACTTCTTCATTAGCATATTTACTGGCACGAAAAAATGCCCATTTATCTAATTGTGAACTATCAAAATGATCTCCAAGTCCAAATCTAGTGTTTAACATTAACGCATATAACAGCCAAGAAGGACAGGCTGTCCATGTAGCAGCTTGGAACGTTCCATCCCATACAAAATTAGTAGGATAAATAATTCTTCCTGTATCGCTATCAACTGTAACTCCTGTTGGAATCTGTACTTTTAACCCTTTAATATCATATTTTCTTGAAGGAATTGAGCTAAATTGTTGTGCATCTAACCTGACACCAATTAATGCACTATTGGCATAAGTTTGAGGGTTAAATTTAACAGTCGTAAAAGAACTCCAGTTAAAAGCATTCGTTAAAAGTTGATCATTACTATCCTCTGTAACTCTTGTAATTTTAACGGTATAAGTAGAATTTTCTCCTATTTCACCAGCAGCTTTTTTAAAACGTATTTCGTATTGTCTGTTATAAGCATCGGCTGTTCTTCCTCTGATCGTGTCATCAATAACTTCATCGTAAGCTGTTTCACTTCCTGTTGATATATTTGTATATTTAACAGCTATTTTTAATTGAAGACTTGTTCCTAAAGTATCTCCATTTTTATTATTTATTTTTTGTAAGCTAGGAATTGTAATTATTATCCTGACAGCATCAACACTTGTGTCAGAAATTGTTCTTGTAACAGGAAAATTCTTTGTAACGGGGACGTTAACAGACGTTGCCGATAGTGTTGACTGAGAAGAATCTAAAGGAATTAATTCTTGAGTTGCTGTTCCAGTTCTTTCATATAAATCAACATCTTGAAAGTTATACGTTCCATCTGCATTTTGAAGAGCAGTGTCGTTTAAGAAAACAGATTGCAATCCATTAGCAAGACCTTCTATTGGCCCTTCTGCAATAACTTCTGTGACGTTTGCAAATTCTCTACTATCTAAGCTATCTCTAGCAGTACGTGGAGTTCTGTTGCTGCCTTTATCACCTTTTCCACCACCACCCGCACCAATAATTGTTGTAGTCATGTGTCTACCTGAACGGTATCAATACCTGCGCTGACAACAACGCTTCCTGTTATTGTACGTCCCAAAACAATAGGGACAGGAACACCAGCAGCATTTGTATTGGTGATGCCACTAAAGTTAAACGATTCTCTAGGGTCTTCAGTCTGCTCAGGTGTTTTAGGAGTAGGAGTTAATAATCCTGCTATGCCTCCAAAAACAAGTCCAGCACCTACAGTAAATAATGTTGTTGTTGACCAACTGGCAGCAGCCCATCCAGCCTTCGTCATTAATCCCCCTGCTGCGGCTACCGATGCCCCTGCCGTGGCAAAAGCCAATCCAACCAAAGCTACTCCTAAAAGTATTTTTCCTGTATTTCCTCCAGCACCAGCAATTACAGGTGTAATTAATATCTCTTCTTTACCAATTGGATCTTTTAGTTCATCAAGTCCTATTGATGTATCTCCTACACATACAACATATTCTCGTTCTGCCATGTGACGATCTAATCCTGCAAAATTAGCCACCAACATCCTTACGCTTTCAGCGACATCAGCTATATCAGCAACAATCTCTTTCCTGCCTGTAAATTCAGCCAGTTCCCCATATAGCTTTACTGTTCTCATGCCTTAATTTCTTACCTGTACTTGATTGTAACCAATCCCCATAACAATCTCTACAACTCAAGCGATTCTGAAGATGATGCAATACATTTCCATCTCCTAAATACACTGCACAATGGTTTAATCCAGGCGATCCAATCGACATTAATAGCAAATCTCCTTTCATTAACTTCTCGTCTTTTAGCAACCGAAACCCTGTAGCTTCATACGCTCCATCAAACATCGGTGCTTTGATGAATTGTTCTGGATCGTCTGGTCTATCCCAATCTCTTAACTCTAATCCTTCCTGTTTGTACCAATCTCGTGCGAGAGTCCAACAATCTTGCACCGCCCAAACCCATTGCCTCGATAACAAAGGTGAGATATAGACTCCAGAAGGATTGTATGTACTCCATTTTTCCATTCTAGGATTAACGATATACCACGGGATCTTTCCTTTACTAGCAGCAACTTTGTCTGCTTCAGACGGATCTGGAGAAGAAATAGGATGGCTATGAACAACAGCTAGAATTTCTCCTCGTTCTTCTGCTCTTGCATAATCAATTGGACAAATTTGAAACATTTGTTCAGGATATTTAGCAACATTTTTACAAGGCCAATATTTCTTTTTCCCTTTAACTAATAACAAAAGGCCACAAGCTTCCTTTGGATCAGCTTCTTTTGCTGCTTCTAAAGCTGTATGTTTCCAGTTAATAACTGAACGTGCCGACTCCAGGGAAGTCATCAGGCAATATCTGTCGTTTTGGTAATCTTACTCCAGCTAAATCAAACGCACTACACATTTCGTATGAAATAACATCTCTATTTTCCATTGATTTTCGATCTATAAAATAAATATCTCTAGGTCTAAAGTAACTTGTTGGATCGGCATCACTATTTGAGCCACCAGTAAAATTAACAGCATCCAAATATTTAGATAGGGTGCGAGTTCTTGTAACTTTGCACCCTTCTAATCCATCAGGCAATACAGCAATTAATGTTGTAAACGTACCAAGTAAGTTAGATACAGAAATACTTGGTCTGGGTAATGTACCTTGTCCACTGGCTTCATATCCTTCTGCCTTTAAAGGTATTGCTGTATAAGTGTTACCTTGCCAAACAATATCGTTACCTAATTCATTCTTTGTATTCGTAAATCTGTGAACAGTTGTTTCTCCGTGTTGGGCCGTATTTAATTCAAAATCAAACAATTCAACAATCGTTTTAGCATCAGCATCCTGTAAGGTTTTTTGTAAATTAAAACCACCTTCGCCTTCTGCGTAGTCAGCGACCCAATAATTAACAACGCAATACAGCATTGATTTATGAAGTTACAGCTTTAATAACAGCAAAACGAATAACAATTGCTTCACTCAATGATCCTGCTGAAATGTTAGTCACATTAATTGAAGCTGAACCTGCTGCTGCCTGTGCGTTTAAAGCATACTTTCCTGCTGTGCCAGCAGAAGCATGGTTTAAAACAATTACATCAGTTGCCGCAATCGTTGAATTGGTAAGAGTAAAAGAAACAATGGCATCAGCCGCTAAAGCAGCATTATTAAGTGTTACTGTTCCACATTTCTTGTTAAGCGTAACCGCAGTCGATTTTGAAGTAGCTTGCGTTACTGTTCCACCATCACCAGTTATATAACCAGCTTTATCAGTGTTTAAATTTGTGAAATTAGCATCAACTTCTGTATGAGTTAATGGCGAGCCTTTGCCAGCCCTAGTGACAATGGTACTCATGCTTCGAAAACCTGTCTAAATGTTGCACTTATAGTAGCTCGATTTAGGTAAGGTATTGATTTTGTCCAACTAGCGCACACCCATTTATAAGAAGTTGTCGTATCAGGAGGAGTCCAAGTAAAGCTCGCTCCATCTGACGCTCTATTATCTAAGAAATCGGAAATCGTATCTGCATCAGTTTCACTAATATTTTGCCAACGTAAACTCCATTGTTTTGGATTTTGATTAAGTCCTACGTTTACCCTGATCTCATATCCATCTCCCATGCTGCTGACACGGGTCTTAGGAGTATTTTTTTGGTTTGCTCCATAAGAAGGAGTGATTGATGGAAATGTTGCCATTATCTACGAGCTAAAAGCCCTCCTGGTCGTTGCTGATTAGCAATTTCAGCTTGAACTGCTGCTGCCAGCATACTTCCAAGTTGTTCAGCTTGCCCTGCATCTCCTTCTACTGACGAACCAGAAGCGTCTACATTAACAACAATATTTGCTCCTCCCATTTCGTGATTTGGAACGATATTACCGCTAGAACCTGGAACAAATAATTCTGGGCCTTTTTCTCCAACAACATAAGGAGTTCCTCCTGATACTGGGCCTCCTAATGCTCTTGGCAAAACAGGTGGAGTCCTTATCCCTGGATCTCCTGTTACTCTATTTAAAAGTGGGATTCCTATTGCTCTATTTCTATTTCCACCTATCACTGTTTCAAGAAATCCACCACTTTGAACAATGTCGGTTTGTGCGTCTGTATAACCACCAGTCTTAAAGTCTTCCGTAGAAAAACCACTTCTTCCTCCCATAAAATTCAAACCTATTCCTAATATTTTCATTTGTATTTGCTTTGCAATCATTTGTGCAGCCATATCTAAGAAATGATCTGCTGTTCTTTGAAATAGATTTGCTAATGCTTGTTGCGCTGTCATTGAACCATTAACTATTCCCTTAAATGATTCTCCAAAAGCATTACCAATAGCACCAGCAGCTTGTGTTAATTGATAGACAGGATTCATTAATTTTTCTATTTCTTTCCCTAAATTCTCTACCTCTCCAGTAATAGTAGGAAGCTGTAAATTAGCCAAAGCGTCTTCTACTGTCCCAATCTGTCCAAGAGCAGCATCAGTAAAACTTCTAAATTTATCCATCTCTTCATTTAATTCACTTAATTCTCTTTTCCTTCTTGCCCCAGGACTTTCTCCAGCCTTAACTATTCCCTGAAGTGGGCCAGGACTAATTTCGGCAACTTTTTTAGTCCAATACCATAATCTTGCTGCATTAGTAACTGTTCCTATTTCATTTTTTCGCTTTATAAATTGTTGCTTTATTAGCAAATCTGTCAACTTAACCTGCATCTCAGCAGCAGAAGTTGTAGCCAATTGATTAATTAATTGAGCCTGATCTTCAAGTGTTAATTGTTTCTCCATTGTCATTATTGCTTGCAACGCACTTTGTTGATCTTTTATTTTTCCTATAGCAAATAAAGCACTACTATCTTGCCCATAAAACTTACCTAAAGCAGCACCAATCTCAGGCCCAAAACGACTAAACGAATTTAAAACTTCTAAAGCTTCTTCTTTCGATATTTTCAAAGTTTTTGCGAGTTGTTTTACTTGTTTTGAACTAAAACCAGCCTGGTAACCCATTGCCTCCATTCCAGCATTTACTTTTGAAACTGCAATATTAAATTTATCCATTTCAATAACAGCAGAAGCTATTGCCGTAGCAACAATAGAACCAGCAAAACCAAACCCAGGGCTTAAAGCACCACCTAAAGTACCACCAACACCACCCGCTAATGCAGCACCTCCTCCTTGACCAAATAACAAAGGAAAACCACCACCAATCATTCCACTTTGTAATGCCCCTCTGATCCTTCCTGTTTTCCCCCCAGGGGAAGCAAACATTCCCTCTTCATTACGAACCAAACTTCCACCAAAACCTAATTTATTGAAAAGAGTTTGTTTCTCTGTTAAAACTCGATTTAACCTCTCTTCAAAAGCTATTTCTCTTTGTGATAACTGTAAAGTTACTTTTCTTGCTTTATTTTCTTTAATTCTTGAATCAACAAAGTCTTGATTCATCATTGATTTATAATTTCTTCTCGCTTCACGAACTACCCTTTGTTCTTCCATATCTCGACTAAATTCAGCAAAACCACCACTAAACGCACCAGACGCTCTTCTTTGTTTAGATTCAATAATGCTGCTTTTTATTTTGTTGTTAAAAGCAATTCGATCTTTAGTTATTCCTTCATAGATACGTTTCCTTGCTAATAATTCTCTATTAACTGCTTTTTCTGCAAATACTACATCTTCAACTTTTTTCCTATATAAATCACTATCTCTTGATAATTCCTGAGTAATTGTTCGTGCATTACTAAGGTTCCTTTGTAAAGTTGCTAAACTTTCTCTTAGCAAAGCATTATTAAAAGCTTGATTAAGTTTCCTAGCTTCTGTTTCTGCGGTTTTTAATAAATTTACAAAGTTACCAAGGAACCCAACCAACTGCATTACAGGTTTTCCTGCTCGATTAAATTCTTTACCTATAAGTTGCATATCACGACCAGCCCTTCTCTTTACAAATTGAACATTTTCAGCAATGGCCCGTTCAAACTTAACTAATGGTATTTCATTAAATCTATCAGTAATACCTTGAACAAATCTATTTCTTTTTACTGTCCCCTTATTCCTTTTTCTATCAATTTTATTGACAATTTGTTCTAAATTTCCTGCTTTTTTTGTTGCTTTATCAAGACCACTACTAACATCTTCAACTGAAGCTGCAAAAGTTTTTAATCCTTTTCGCTCTATTCTTCCTAAGATATTTTCAATATTTTGTAAGCTATTTGTAATGCGATCAGTCGCACGTTTTATTGCTTTGTCTTCTACCTTAAAAACAATCGTACGGGTATAGTCAGCAGCCACTCCTTTCTAACCCGATAAACTTCACCCTACTTTACCTTGTTTGTACCCGACTAGCAGCACCTCTTTGAACTTTATCTTGTTCTTTTTCAGACTCTTCATTCTTTAACGCAAAATAAGCCGACCATCCAATCAACTCTTCCATCGTTAAATCATTTGACAACTGAGATACCGTCATCCCTAACTCCTTGGCTAGAGAAAACATAAAATACCAAAGCTTATTAGCTTTTCAAATCAGCTTGAGCTTCTTCCACCTCCTTGTCTGTACCAGATTCAAGCATTGCCAACTGTATTTCCTGCAAAACAGCAACTTCAATTTCTCGTCTTAAAGCAGCTTTATCACCATCTTGAAATAACCTTTTACTATCTTTATCTAAAGCTTTTTGAATCATCAAAGCTAATGCAAAATCATTAGCATCACTTGTCCCTGTTTTTTTTTGAATTGATTCTCTTTCTGCAATTGTTAATGGATTCCAATATACAGTTAAGACAGTTTCGCCATCTTTTACAACTTCATGTTTATATAACTGACTGACACCAAATTTGTTGCGGAGAAGATCAATGGCTTTAGCCATAAGTTAATATTCAATTAGTATTAATACTATACTAAGCGTTTGCAGAAAATTGGCAGGTTATTACAGCCATACAATGTGATTCGTCTTCAGTATCGAATATTCCTGGCCCTACAACATCCCTTACTTTGGGCTTACAACTATAGGTGTCAGCATAATCAGAAGCATTAACAGATGTCATTCCATTAATAACTGACTCACTAATAGCAGCTAATACTGATGTCCCTTTATTCTTAGGAACATAAACATTACATTGTATAAAACCTGAATAATAATCACTAGAAGCACCTTGGTTTTGCATTGTTGCTTGACCAAAATTAACGCCTAAAATAATGTATTTAACTGTTTTACCAGGGGTTGTATAAGCAATATTGTCATAAATCATTTTGACAGTCGGATCAACATCCGTTACTGCGTCAGTAATTGCTTTTTCAAAAGCGGCTCTAGCTTTTACAAGTGTCATGGTTTAAGTTCCTTCAAGTTTGGTGTACCCAGTTCTAGGTCTATAATCATCATTTTGTGTCATCTGAGTTCGTGCTTCTTGATTACCTCCAAAAGCTTGCGCACCTATTCTAATATCAACATTCTTTTTCTTATCCGTCATTATTTCATTAATTCGTTGATTTAAAGAAGCTGTACTACCTCCTCCTCCTGCAACATAATTAATTAATTGTGACTTAGGAGACATCAAAGCGTATGGAGCATATTTAACTGCACTACCAATATAAACTCTATCTTTTAAGAAAAATTCTGGAACACTATGACGTTGTTTAATAATTGGTGTTTGACCAGGAGACAAAACAGTTTCTTTTCTTCCACCAATCGTTCGAGTTGTTTTTTTAATCTTTTCCCATTCTGTACCTTTTGGAGTTTCTGTTCTATTAATTGGTCTTTTATTTGCTTTCCAATTAGAAGCAAAGAAACCTGTTAAAACAGGACTATAACCACCTTTAGTAGCATCACTTGTTAAATCAGAAACAGTTGTTTGAATTAATAAATTAAAATCAGCTTCAATATCTGTATATAAATCTTTCTGAATATCACTCATAAACTTACCAGGCGTTTCTTTTCTACTTAACGCCGCCTGTAATTCTGCGTAACTCTGTTTTGGCTTTCTTCTCCCTGCTCGCCTAGCCATCAGAATCTCACCTGAATTG